CCGCTGCAGTTGAGAATCCACGGGTAAGCTGGGATCCTGTGAAAACAGCAGCAAGAGCAGCACCTGCAATTCTAAAATTTCTTGTTGCGTTAGAAATAGAGCGGTCAATGTTTTGAATAGACCTTTGTAGTGTAGCTAAATCGGCTCTTGCTGCAGAGCTATCAGAGCGAACTCTAATTTCAACGCCTCTTGGTGTTAATGTCATAATATTCTCCTAATAAAAAAGCCCCTCAATAGAATCTCTTAGATGAGACGCCATCAAGGGGCAAATTTAGCTAGACCGTAAAAGGCCGATTCTACTGAGAACTTGCTCAACGAAATAAGAAGGGGCTTGCTTACTATGCCCTTGGTTCAAATAAACGATGTGTTCTACATAGTTTGAAATAACAGCTGATACGCTATTATCCAATTCTCTTGTTTTTTCTAATGCCCAGCCACTTCGGGCCTCACCTGTGTCAACAGGGGTCACTATTCTTAGATTATCTACTGCGTATTGTGCCCGGAACATAAGATCTGCATCTGCAATCTGTTGTATTTCCTGCTCAATTCTCTGTAGTTCTTGCCTAAAGTTCACAACTTCTAAAGATATATCCATTACTTTAAATCTGGCGTCCAACCGGAGCCATCTCCGTTTTTAGCATTCATCATCATCTGAAGGAATTTACCTTTAGGTAATGCTTGACCTGCTGTTGTGTGTTTTTCTCTGTGTTGTTTAACAGCTCTTAGTGTTGGGAAAGTGTCTTCCATTTTACCTTTATAACCAAAGCTTCTCATAAGCAGATAAGTTCTATAATCATCTTTAAATCCAACAGGCCTTGATCTAAAAAACTCTATCCATTTAAGTAACTCCGTATAAGGCATTTCTTCTAATAATTTGTAAACTGGAATACCAAGACTATATGCAATTTCATATAACGTCTCGTCTTCCTGTGTTAGTTTCCCGCTTCAGCTACCTTCAGAATTCCGCAATACTCAAGGATTTCAGTTGACAGATCATTAAGGTCTGACAATGAAAAGGTGTCAAACTCTTCATCAGTAAGTTCTTCTGCGCCGGTAACAGACATCCTCAGTGTAGTTCGGATAATCTTCATAGGATCTTTTTCACCGGACTTCTTAATTTCTTTCTGAAGTGACATTACTTCAGCTACACTTAATTTTTTAATTTCTACTGTATCACCAGCGAACTTGACTTTTTTGGTTTGTTTTTTGTTTACGAGATTTTTCATTGTTCTTGCCTTTATTCTAACTTGTCTTTTTCTTGAAATAGATGTGTGTTGTTTCTTTGGAAATCATCCAGCATTTTTCTCATTGTATGCAACACTGAAAGTGTTTCCATAATTTCTCTTCCAGTTGAAGAATCTTCATCAAAATCTTGAAATCTTTCAAAAGACTTCCTAATACTGATGTCAATACTACGCCTCATGTGTCGAAGAGTTGTTCTCATAACAAAACTCTTGCTAAAGGGTCTATCAATTACCATATATATATACCTGTAATACTAAATTTAATAAAATAAAGGAAGGGCAACCTGCCCAACCTTTTATTATACTTTTCTACTTATGAGGCAGAAATAGTTGCCGGACCTACGAAATCTGACTGAGCAGATAGCGTAACAGTGGCAGTGCTTGCATCCGTTAGCTGAGGATTAACAAGAATCGCTTCAATTTTACCAATCCAGTAAAATTCAGTGTTATCTACTGCAAGAGTAGTGTCAGCACCTTCATCTTGAGTGACGGGTGAAGCCGCCATCATAAACCGGAAAGCGACCTGTTGACCAACAAGGTCGTGGATGTCAGTCATATCGTTAGGTACATAGTTTACAGTAATGTCAAGAGAAGGCGCATCGGCCTGACCTTGCACCTGTGAAGAGGTTGCCTGACCGTAGACAGGGACGTTAACGATGTTAGCAGGGGTACCAACTGAAGGGAATTCGCGAACAGAAGGCATACGGACGTGGTCTGCATCAGCAGTACCGGGGGTGGTACCAACAAATAGCGCAGCAAATTCAGTTGAAGAGTCTGTGCCTGCTGGAATAGTGCCGGTGTACATATCTAGGTAAGAGTATACGCCAGCCTGTAGTGAAGAAATATGAGTCATTTTTTAGTCTCCATAATAAGTAAATGGTATAAAGTAAGATGCGCTATAAAGCGTTTTATTTTCAGGGTCTAACCCCTCGCTTGATAAATAAGATGTTTTAAGATTTAGCCCGTTGTTAAAAAATTTGTTTACAAAGTAAGAGTCGAGCACGTCAGCAAGTTCCATAATTCTTTTCTGGCCGTCTCCAGCTTTAACGAAAAGTTTGAAAACAATCAAACCAGATAGTTCTTTGTCACCATCATGATTATAGTTATTGCTTGAAGAAGGTAGAATAGAGATGCGACAATATTCTTCTTTGTTCTTAATAGAGCCTTGATAATTTGAAGGATAAACCTCTATGTTTTGAGCTTTCCAAGAATTACTTGCAAGAATGCCTGTAATTGTTGTAAGGAGTTCATTATACATTTAACCCTCCCTTGTCAACATAAGCGTTATAACAAAACCGTTGTCAGAATAATCAAGAATATTAAAGGTTTCTCTGTCGATAGTAATAAAGTCATAAACAGACATGTCGTAGCCGGATCTCATAAGAACCTCTGTCACATATTTATTATTTATAACTTTCTTAGTAGTCTGTAAGATAACTTCAACTTCTTGTTTTCTTTTTACAGAATTCGTTTCATTACTGCTAAAATCAAAACCAGATGTAATTTCTGAGTAAAGTGTTGCTGGTTTTACCAAGTCATCTGCTGCAGAAAATGCTTTTTCTACCGCTGCTTTGAACTTAGATTCTAGGGACATTAGTTAGCCCTCCACCAAGAAGCACCTTGCCCAAAAGAACCAGACTTGACAAGACCAGCTAATAGTTTTCTTACAATGCTTGGACTTGTTGGAATTTTAGTTACATCTGAGTTACTATCACTAATACTTAAAGAACCGATCGAAATACTCTCGAAAGTTTGAGTTGTGCCAGTTAAAAGATCTTCATTGTTTACAAGGTGTAATGCTTGCTCATAGACAGCTTTCTTAACGTTATTCGGGATCTCAACCTCGGAAAAGCTAATTTGTTGACCAAGCCTTTGATCAAAATAAATTGCATTTTTCCGAGGCCAAGCAAGATCTTGAGAAGAGCTAACAGCATAACCAATCCAAGAATTGTTATCAATTAATGTCGTGGCAGTCACTAAAGCCTGCTCTTTTACGTCATCATCTGCATCAAACCAATTGGCGTTATCAATTCTAGATTCAAGGTATAGATCCGCTTCTTCAACAGTAACGTAACTATTTTCGTTTAAGGTTAATGCCATTAGCTTTTCCTCTTATTTTATTAAGCGTGGAAGATTGGTAGAATACCGAGGTTTAGACTATCCATCTTACGATCCCAACTTGCAGAAGCACCAAATTGAGTGTTGGTTGCAAAGGCGTTAGTTGCACCAGCCCAATCGTAACCCATTGGATGCATGATGAAGCCATAACGGTACCAGATGTTAGTAGAACCACCGCCAGTGTAAGAAGCCGCGTTACGATCTACTTCAACAGGAGTTGGGACACCAACAGGCGCAAAAGTAACGGATTCAGGCTTAACAATAAAAGTACACTTAGCGGAGCGTGCATTCAGATCACCAGAGGCTACGCCAGAAATCATCTGATTAGCGCGAGTCATGATAAGACGGAACTTACCACCAAAGATGGTTTGGAATTCTAGATTACCATCAGTAATAATAGTCTGATCAATTAGATTAGCAGCACGAAGTTCAGCGAGCATCTCAGGAGAGGTGATGAGATACATGTAGTCAGGCTCATAGTCTTTGAATGCCATACCAATAGCTTTGAACAGACGTTCCCCACGAGCAGCACCAGCAGCAGAAGAATCAAATAGACGCCGTTCATCGGTAGAATCAGTTGCAGCTGCACCAAACTCACCTAGTGCGTTAACGTCAACAAAGAAGCCAGTGTCGGCTGCATCAGCATCGGTATCAAATGAAACAATACCGCCGTTACCGGCATCACCTGCATCACCAAGAGCTACTTCTTTTTGTGCAACGCCTTTTAGAACCTGTAGAAGGGCATTGTGCTCATCTTGGGCACGAACTTCGGCAAAGTCGTTAGCGATCTTCATCAGACCGTCTTCTTTAGATACAACCTCTTGTAGGTTTACTTGCTGTGCACCGAAGGTACGAACAGTTTTAATGTAGTTTGCTACATCGGTTGAAATATCAGTGTAAGTACCGTCATTTGCGCTTGAAAGAGACGCGACGTTAATATTTGCACTTAGTGGCTTATACCAACGGAACTGACCAATAAATGATTCACCGTCTGCGGTAATATCATCACGAGTACCAACAATACCAGTTGAATTAAGTTTTCTTTCGAAAGTATATGCTTCGTCTGCGTAGGCAGAAATAGCGATAGCAATGTTCTGAAAGTCAGTATTTGTAATAGTCATTTTTCATATCCTTATAATAGATAATATTATTAATATTTAAAATTACCTAATTTGCCTT